CGTCGCGGCGCCCGCGGGTGATGGTGATGTTGCCGTTCTCGTCGCGGACCATGACGAAGCCAGTGACATCGGTCCACTGCCCACTGAGGTACATCTCGACGGTGACCGGGTCACCCGTGCTGGATTCCCCGCTGGCTCCGAGCGGACCCGGAATGGCGCCGAGACGACGCTGCCACGCCATTGCCTTTGCGGCGATAGGCGGCATCTTTCCTCCCCGGATCAGTCAGAATTCGATTACTCGTCCCAGCACACGAAACAGGTCATGTTCACTGCGCCACCGAAAGTGCAGCGGACGCGCAGGAATTTCGAGACGGCGATGATCGGCCGCTCGTCGGGCATCCACTGGTAGTAGTAATTTATGTCGGTGGACCCCGCCGTGGATGGAACGAGATTCGCGTCGAACACGCGGGACGCGGTGGTCGTGCCTTCCGCGGATGCGGTGTAACCGGTGTTGCTCGCACCGAGCGTCAGCAGGGAAGCCGGGGCATTCGGGTCCAGCGGCTGAACACCGGAGGCCACGTGCGCCGTTACGGTCGCTGCCACGTCGGTCTGAATGAGTTCCACCTGACCGGCGCTCGCCGGGGTGGCGTCCAGGGTGAATCCCCAGGAAATCAGCTGGATCTGACGCGATGCAGGTGTCGACAGCTGAAGCATCGTCTTGATGGCCGTGCCAGTAGTTACCTTCTGCTGAGCAGCGGTAGTTGGCATGGGGCCGTTCCACGTGCGGTATCGATGCACGGTTACAACTCCTAAAATCCGTGATACACTGGTTACATGAGCAGAAAGCGCACGTTCTTCGTGCGACCAGGCCAGCGTTTCGGGCGACTTGAAGTTCTTGAGGAACGACTGCGGGAGCGCCCGGGGAAACCATCCCTGTGGGAGGCGCTCTGCCGTTGTGACTGCGGTGAGCAAATTGCCGTGCTTCTGCAGGGCCTGAAAGGCGGAACGCAGTCATGTGGTTGCACGAAAAAACGCGGCACGATGACTGAGGCGTTTCTCGCCACACGCGGAAGGGCGCGATCCTTTTCCGTTTCTCCCGGCGATCGTTTCGGGAAACTGACCGTAATGTTCGAGGAGAATGAGGAACAGCCCGATGGTAAGAAGCTCTGGGTCGCGCATTGTTCCTGCGAGTGCGGGAAAAAGACCATCGTCCTGGTCAATAATTTGAAGTCTGGTGGCGTTCGGTCATGCGGCTGCCTGCAGCGTGAGCGTGCGTCGGAAGCGAACAGGATCCGAGCCACTCATGGGCTGTCTGGCCACCCGCACTACCCGCGTTGGCGGAACATGATGGATCGGTGCTACGACCCGGGGGGCGCTCACTACAAATACTACGGAGACCGTGGTATCGCCGTTTCGCCTGAATGGCACGATGTCGCAGTGTTCATAGGCTACTTGGAAACCGTCCTCGGTCCGTGCCCGGATGGTCATAGCCTGGATCGCATTGACAATAATGAGAGCTACAAACCAGGAAACCTCCGCTGGGCAGACGCTATCACGCAGCGTCAGAACCAGCGGAGGTACCTGAAGGAGTAGCCCTACTTACGGCCGATGATCGACTGCACATTGCCGCCGCGGGTGCGGACGACGCGTCGTGCGGTGTCGAGCCAGATTTCGTCCACCATCTTGTTCCCGATGTAGATCGGGATGACGTACTGGCCGCCGCCCCCACCGGCGACACTGCCACCGGAATTCGTGGTGGCCTTCGTGGTGAGCATGGAGGACCAGGCCGTGTTGACGGCGGTGTTCTTCTTCATACCGACGGCGAAGCCCTCGGCCGTGTAGTGGCCGACCCGTTGCATGACGCGAGAAGGCGAGTGGATACCCAGCGCCTTCTTGATGGCTTTCTCCATCGACTTCGCGATCCGGAGCATCGCGTCCTCGATGGATTTCTGCTTCTTCTCCAGGCCCTTGACCAGACCGTCGGCAGCCTTGATACCGGCGGCGAACATCGCATCGGACGCTGTCTTTCCGGCGCTCGCAGCAGAATCGTTGATCTTCTTCTGCATCGCGTTGATGTTCGCGATATCGGAATCGGACCCGCTGAGGATCGCACCGGCTGTCTCCAGACCGCCGCCCTCGATACCGGCGTTGGCGATCTGGTTGATGATGTCCTTCGAAACCCCGCGGTCCTTCAGCTGCTTGAGAGCATCAGCGAAGGCGCTGGATTTCGCGACGCTGATCTGCATCTGCCGCATGATGTCGGACATGGTGACGTTGCTGTCACCCTGGGAAACCTTCGTGATATCGGTCGCCGACATCACGCCCTGAGTCACCGCGTCCTTGAGGTTCGCGGCTGCCTGCTTCAGGTCGTCCAGCTTGGTTTTCGCAGCGTCCAGCGCCTTGTTGACCTTGTCCAGGTTCTTCTGGTTCTTGATCAGCGCCTTTCCGGAAGAGGCAAGCTGGGCAACCAGGTGCTTCTCGGTTTTCCCGCTGAATGCCTTCCGGATATTGCTGAGAATACCGTTCAGGTTCGACACCAGGTCGTTGATGTCCGTCGGTACCGCGATGCTGTGTTCGAACGGAGTCCTCTTGTACCCGGCCTGGCGGCCGAAGTAGGAGATTCCGAAGGAACCAGTCAGCGCGTTCCGGGCGTCCTTGGTGGACTGCGACATGCCACCCTTTTTGAACCCGGCAACCTTCAGCGTTCCGCGGTTGAGGGCGCTCATGAAGCGCGGACCGTACTTCCTCACGGAAGAAGCGCGGACAACGTACTCACCATTGGAGAGCATCGCGGGGATGCTGTCCGAGGTGGACGTTCCCGGACCGTTGACCGGTCCGCTGCCGCCACCGTCAGCCCGGTGGATCACACCGCCCATGGCGTGGAAGGCCGGGGCGTTCTGCGACTCGACCTTGCGCATCTGGACGTTGATGTACGAGGTGCCCAGGACACGGCCGGTGATCCCGCCGACGATGTTCCAGAACGAGGCCGCATTCGCGGTGATGGTCGTCGACTTCTTCGCGAGGTGTGCGTGGTTGGCCTGGTTGAACGCACCGAAGAACGGAGCATTGTTCGCCTCGATCTTCGCGACAGCACGCGTCCGGTCGAACCGGTTGAGGTCACGGGTGGCCTCAGCCAGTCGGGCCTCGGCGTCCGACTTGTCGGCCGACAGTCTGGCCTTGTGATCCTTGGTCAGGCTGGGGTCGGCAAGCTGTTTCTTGATGCTGTCGAGGTTGGCCTGCGCCTGGTCCTTGTTGAGGACCAGCTTCGCCCGGTTCAGGTTCGGCTGAGCAGCGTCGGAGAAGCGCTGCACGCCGGACTGCATGGCGTCGAGCTTGTTGCTCCAGTCCTTCTCCATGCCGTCCCAGGAACTCTTCATGTTCCTGGCCAGATCACCGATCGGTCCCGGCAGATGCGAGAAGGCGGCGGTGAATCCGGTGACAAGCGTTCCGAGAACGCCCATGGCGACCTTCACGAACGCCACGAACGCGCCGCTCAGCGTCGGGAGAATACCCACGCCGATCTGCACCATCGTGATGATGCCTTCGGCGATGCCCATGAATGCCTGGCGGATTCCGGCCTGGTTGTTCTGGACCCACTTGGAGAACTGGGTGAAGCCACCCTCCAGCGCGGTGAAAGGGTTGTTCTTCATCCCGAGATCGGACAGCGTCCCGCCGAGCGCACCGCTCAGCGCCTTGAACAGGCTGCCGAATACGGACGTCCCGATCGTTCCGATCTGCACGAACCCCTTGAAGATGTCCGCGAGTGTGTTGGTGATGGGGGAGAGCGCCACCATCAGGCCGGAGAAGACCGTTCCCAGATTGTTGAAGACGTTTCCGGCGATCTTCATCGTCTGCAGCAGGAGCGGGCCGAAAGCCTTCATCAGCGCGGCCAGCATTTTGCCCAGCGTCGGCAGCAGGCTGTCATTGATGATGTAGGCCAGGCCGTTCAGCCAGTCCGACGCACCGCTGATGCCGGACTCCATGTTCTTGAACATGCCAGGCAGACCGCGGTCCAGGAATCCACCGAGCAGGTTCTGCCACGCGTCCAGTGCCTTCTGCGACTTCGTGCCGAAATCGAAGAACGCCTTGGTGAAGGTGCCGATCGACCCGGCGAACTGGTCGACCCACTTGACACCCATCTTGACGTTCTTGAGGAACGGCCCCATGAAGTCTTTGGACGAGATGCCCTTGGCGATCTTGTCGACCAGCTTGCTGAATGCTTCGCCACCGATCTTGATGACCGGGTTCAGCGCCTTCATCGCACGGCCGATATCACCGAACGACTTCGTCAGGCCGGGCAGCACTGCCTTCTGTGCAGCCGCCTGCATCTTGTGGAATTCGTCCTTCAGGGGCTTGAGGCCCTTGAGGAAGTTCTTCTGATCTGTGGTCAGCTGCTTGGTCGGCTTGCTCAGACCCATGAAGGCCAGAGCCGCCACACCGGCAATCGCACCCACACCGGCCAGCATCGGCGCCAGAGCACCGATCGTCGGCAGCAGCGAGGCGCCCAGGACGACGGCGGTACCGATCAGTTTGGCACGCATGTTGCCGAACGTGCTGTTGACCATGTTGCCGTTACCGCCGACCTGTGTCAGCGTCCTGGCCGTACGGTCCGCATCCCGGCGCCACGTATTGATCACGTTGGTGTTGCCGTCGAGAGTGCGGGTCATAGTGCGTACTGACTGCACCATGCCGTTGACCATGCGGATGGTGGTCCGGTGGTTGTTGTTCGTTCTGTTCAGCCCGGCGTCAAAACGGTCGAGTTCGCCGCGCATTCGGCTGATCTCGCCGTGCAGGCTGCGATACCGCTCTGTGGTGATCTCGCCGGACCGGGCCGCGTTCAGCGCACTGCGGCTCATCCCGTCCAGCGTGCCGCGCATCTGCGTGAGTTCACGGCGGGAGAGCCTGCCGGTCTCCTGCATTTTCTTGAACTTCTCGGACAGGCCCTCGATGTCCTGCCCCAGACGCCGCGAATGCATACCGGCGCTGTCGCCGTCACGCGTAACACCGCGGAGATCCTGCCGCATGCGGTTCAGACGGCCTTCGAGCCGGTCGAAGTCTCCTCGGCTGAGGTCCCGGACGCGTACGGTAAGTGTGATGTCATCAGCCATCACTCATCCCCTTCCGTATCGGCCAGATCCGCGAGTGCGAGAAGCTGGAGAATTTCGACCGGCTCGTCCATCAACTGGCTTGGCAGGACATGAAAATGGCGGCACAGGTTGATGATGAGTTCGGCCCGTGCCACGTCGTCCGGCTTTACACAAGGGTTTCCGTCGGAATCGACGCCACCAGGGTTGGATCGCCAGCGAGCGACTTTTTTTCCGTGCTCGCGGGCGCCTTGACCATGGCGTCCGTCCAGGCGTCGATGATGCGCATGTTCATCGCCAGGTCATTGGCCTTCACGCCCTCGAAGGTGGCGGGAATGGGATCCCCGTCCTCTTCGAGGTTCCAGGCGACCAGATGCGAGGAGAGCAGCTTGAGAAGCTGCTCTGTCTCGCTGCTCCCCTCACCGGTGGATCCGGTGAGGGAAACCAG